GAGGCAGTTCGAAAAAGTCCAGGGGAACCTGGGCTCCGACCACAATAAATGATATTGTGGGATCATGACCACCGCAACCGATCCGAGCGGTCTCCGCTGTCTGCTGCAGCAGGAGGCCGCTTCGGCATGGGGACTGCACTGGATGCTCAGGGGGATGGTACCGCATCCCGAAGAGCGCGGGTACCGGGAAGACGCCGGCGGAGGCTCGATCGGCGGCAGCCGGCCGCCCTGGAACGCCCAGGTGGCCAACCAGGTCATGGAGTTCCATCGTCTCGTCAGGGACCTGGAGATGCACATGACCGATGAGCTCAGGAAGGTGGCCAGGTACCCCGGGGTGATGCGACAGACCGTCGTCGTCCGGAGCCTGCGTGGGGGCAGTGACGAGAACACGCGCCTGGCACTCAAGCACGTGGTGGAGCTGGGCTTCTCTCCCATCGGTGATCTCACGGTACGCCACGCCATCAAGGAGGTCACGGGCTGGACGGGCCGCGCTCGTCTCACCCTCGACCCCAGCAATGGGGTCAAGCGGGTCCCCAGGGAGCCGGGCAGGCCAGAGCCGCGTTGTCCGTGGTGTGGCTATCAGACCCTTCGATGGCTTCCCGTTCGGGCCATCATCACCTGCGTGAACCCGGTCTGCAGCGATGCGACGGGGAATCGTCCCATGGGCCAGCTCGGTTTCGACGACGTCACCCTGGAGCCCTATCTCAACTGGCGAGACGAGCCACCGACCGCTGGCCCCTATCAGGAAGAGGGGTCGGCATGACCGAAAAGATCGATCCGAAGTTCCTCCTCAGTCTGACCGGCCTCACGCCGGATGACCTGAAGGAGCTGCACGAGACCAACCGCCCCAAGCAGGTCGTCCGTGCCACCACCAAGCGAGGCTGGTCGAGCGCCGGCCTGCCGGTGATCTACGGTGAGGATGACCGCTTCTGGACGGTCAACGAGGCCATCGCCCAGCTGGGCAAGCCCATCCTCAGCGCCGGTCAGCTTCGATCCCTGATCCGTCTGCACGGCCTGCAGCCGTGTGGCAAGAAGCGGACCACCAAGATCGGCACCTCGGGCCGCTACTCCAGGGTCTACAAGGCCGAAGAGCTGATCAAGCTCCACGACACTCTCACGATCAAGTAGGAGAATCCATGAACGGCATCATCAACGCACTCAAGGGCCTCGTTCACAAGGCCGGCGGTGACCCGTCCAAGGTCGTCACCGACGAGGTGCAGACCGTGATCAACGAGGTCGTGCAGCACCTCTCCTCCAGCATCACGTCCCTGTTCACCGCCCACCTGGTGGACGTCAAGGACGCGCTGAAGACGGACGCGCTCCACCTGGAGACCCTGCTCAAGGAGGGCCTGCAGAAGATCGAGGACGCCCACAAGGCGGCTGCCGAGAAGCCCGCAACCGCCCCCGAGACCGCCCCGCCGGCCGAGGGTGCTGCCCCGCAGGCCGGTGCGTAATGGGTGACTCTCACGCCCACGGGAACCGCGCCCAGCGTCGGGCGGCCGGCCAGCGAGGTGGGGACATCGCCGCGATCGTGAACGCGCCGAGGCCCCACCACAGCTGGCCGCACCGCGGCAAGCCGGGAACGGCCGGAAACCAGAAGCGCCGCCGCAAGGCCGCTGAGCGAGACATGTTCTGGCGGAAGTGGGCGGCGGACCGTCACAGTGAGCTCTGCGAGGAGCTCGACAACGAGCAGGAGCTGAGGCAGATGGAGGCCGAGCTCGGCGCAGCCATCCACCTCCGCTAGGCACGACGAAGGCCCCCGCCATCAGCGGGGGTCTTTCGCTTGCCTTGAACCCGACGAGAAAAATTTTTGCTGGCCAGCTGGTTATGGTGATCACTATGGGATACATTGATCCAGAGGGCGAGGTGTGTCCCCATCGCGGAGGTGAGACGATGAGCGACGGAATCGATGGCGAGGTCATCTTCCACCCCAACTTCAACCAGGACGGCCCGATGATGGTGCCGGCCCCCAAGAACCCCGACCGGATCAAGAAGTGGGGCCCCGACCGCGACGCTCAGGCGGCCAGGATGAAGGCCCTGGGCTACACCCTTCCGGAGATCTGCGAGGCGCTGGAGCTGGGTCCGGACACCCGCCGCGCCGGCGCGGCCATCCGCCGGGCGCTGACCAACATGGTCCGGTTCGCCCAGGACGAGATGCGGGTCATGGAGCTGATGAGCCTGGAGGAGCTGGAGGCTCAGGCCTGGCGCACCCTCCGGAACGCCCACGTGATCGTCTCCAACGGCCACATCGTTCACGACGAGACCGGCATGCCCCTCCAGGACGACCGCTACATCCTCGAGATGATCGACCGCGTCGTCCGCATCAAGGAGCGCCGGGCCAAGATGATGGGCCTGGACGCTCCCAGCCGCGCTGAGGTCATCTCCATCGACAGCATCGACAGCGAGATCGCCAAGCTGGAGGCGGAGATCGAGCGCGCCAAGCCGGGCAAGAAGCCGGCCGACCCGCCCAAGCAGATCGAAGGCGGCCAGGAGGAGTAGTGGCGGACAGCCTGCTTGAGGTCAAGCTCGAGCGCCTGGCCTACCTTCGCAAGCTGCAGAAGGAGGCCGACCGCTTCAAGACGGGCGTGGCGAAGTACTACAACGACCCGGTGGCCTTCGCCCACGACTGCATCGACTGGGGCAACTCCGGCGGCCTCACCGAGTACCAGCTTGACATCACCACGCTGCTGCAGAAGCACCACCGCGTCGCCGTTCGTGGCCCCCACGGCCTGGGTAAGTCGACGATCAGCGCCTTCACCATCCTCTGGTTCGCGCTTACCAGGGACGCCTGTGGCGTCGACTGGAAGGCGGTCTACACCGCCGGCGCCTGGCGGCAGCTGATCAACTATCTCAGCCCCGAGATCCACAAGTGGTCCAGCCGGATCAAGTGGGAGAAGGTCCGCGACCGGCCGTTCTCCAACGCTGAGCAGCTCAACCTGGCCCTCCGGCTCCAGTACGGCAGCGCCTTCGCGGCCGCAGCCAGCAACCCCGCTCTCATCGAGGGCGCGCACGCCGACAGCCTGCTGTTCATCTACGATGAGTCCAAGTCGATCAACGCCGGCACCTTCGACGCCTGTGAGGGTGCCTTCTCCGGTACCGGCGAGACGTTCGCGATGGCGCTGTCGACCCCGGGACCGCCGTCCGGCCGCTTCTACGACATCCACTCCAGGAAGCCGGGCTACGAGGACTGGCACCCGCGCCACGTGACGCTGGAAGAGGCCATGAAGGCCGGCCGGATCAGCGAGAAGTGGGCGGAGCAGCGCAAGCTGCAGTGGGGCGAGCAGTCGGCGCTGTACCAGAACCGCGTTCTCGGCGAGTTCTACGCCGGCGACGAGGACAGCGTGGTGCCGCTCAGCTGGGTGGAGGCCGCCGTCGAGCGCTGGCACGAGTGGGAGAACCAGGGTCGGCCCGACCCGGGCAAGCCCAGGACCATCGGCGTCGACGTCGCTCGTGAGGGCTCGGACAAGACCTCCCTGGCCACCAGGGACGGCAACGTGCTCATCGAGGTCAAGTCGTACAGCAAGAACGACACCATGACCACCGCTGGCAACGTCAAGGGCATCCTGGACGATGACCCGGAGCGCACCGCCATCATCGACGTCATCGGCATCGGCGCCGGCGTGTACGACCGCCTCCGGGAGCAGGGCTGCAAGGTCCAGGCGTTCAACGCCGCCGCTGGCAGCGGCAAGCGAGACCGCTCCAACGAGATGGGCTTCCAGAACACTCGCGCGGCCGCCTGGTGGAACATGCGAGAGCTGCTCGACCCCGCCTTCGGCTCCGACATCTGCCTGCCACCGGATGATGACCTGCTCTCCGACCTTACCTCCCCGAAGGCTGGCGAGGTTCTCTCCGGTGGCAAGATCCGCATCGAGTCCAAGAAGGACATCAAGAAGCGGCTCGGTCGCTCCACCGACAAGGGTGACGCGGTCGTCCAGGCGTTCTGGACCGAGAAGGGCACCTGGCACGATGCCTACGGCACCATCACGTGCTCCGGCTGCAAGCGAGGGTACCTGCTCGTGGCCAACGGCACCCGTCGGTCCAACTGCCCGTTCTGTGGCACCAGCGCCATCGCCCCAATCGAACCAGGGATGGAGGAGGAAGAGTGACGGTCCCCGTCCCGCAGATCCCTCTGCCGCTCCCCTGGGTCACCTTCTCCAACCCCGGCAGTCAGTGGTCGTACTCGTTCCAGGTTCAGAATGATGACGGCACCCTGATGAACATCATCGGGAAGACCTTCGAGCTGGTCATCCGCACCGATCAGCGCACCAGCGGCACGCCGGCGGCCACGATCAACAGCACCAGCTCCACCGCCTCGGGAACGATCACGGTGAACACTGCAACGAGCACCGTGGTGGCGACGCTCAACCCGGTCGCCACCAGCGCGCTCGTCGCCAACACGACCTACTCGCTGACCCTGTGGATGGATCCCGGCCTGTCGGACGCCACCGCGCTGGTCAACGGCTTCATGACGGTGAGGCCGGTGACGGCGGCATGAGACAGCGACCCAACTACCGCGAGATCCTCTCCAGCGCCGAGAAGGCCGCCGCCAAGGAGATCTTCGAGGGTGAGCTGGAGAACCGCTCAGCCTGCGTCTACTGCGCCGGCATCCACGCTCACGTGGCCAAGCTGGACGCCTACTGGCAGCCCTGTCCGAGGATCCGCCGCATCGAGCGGCATCCTGACGGCAGCATCCTGGTCCTGGAGTTCTGGCCGAACGGGGACTGGGAGCAGGAAGTGATCTTTCCGGACGACGTCTATGAGGACGAGGAGGTGGAGGAGTAATGGCCAACGTCATTGTCTCCTCCAACGGCCTCCAGGGCCAGCGTGGCTTCAGCTGGCTGAGTGGAGCCGGCGCGCCGACCGCCAACCAGGTCGGCTCCATCGACGGTGACTTCTATCTGGACACCACCAACGTCGGCTTCTACTACGGCCCGCGTTCCGGTGGCCTCTGGGGCACCCCGCACCCGTTCGGCAACAGCCTGAACGGTGTGCCGCTGATCAACATCACGGCCACCACCGACCCGGGCGTCAGCAACGACAACACCCAGGGGTACTCGGTCGGTTCCACCTGGGTGAACATCACCGCCGGCCGGGTGTTCTTCGCCATCAGCGTGGCCACCGGCGCGGCGGCCTGGGTGGTGCTCCCCACCCGTGGCTACCTGAGGCAGACGCCGACCACCACGTACAACATGACGGTTCTGGACCGCTACGTGTTTGCGAACGCCGTCTCAGTCGGCTTCGCGGTGAACCTGATCAGCTCCGCCACGGCCCCGAATGACGTCACGATCAAGAAGATCGACGCCACCGCCAACCCGGTCACCGTCACTCCTCAGGCCGGCCAGACGATCGACGGGGCAGCCACGTACCTGCTGACGAGCCCCAACCAGTCGATCACCCTCGTCCCGAACGGGAGCGTCTGGTATGTCATATAGCCCGATCACACAGTTCGCGGCGCTCTCCACCGGTGTTCTGACCGGTGGGACGATGACGATCGGCACGCTGCCCAACACGTTCAACGTCACCCAGACCAGCGCGTACATCGTGGATTGGCTCACCAATCCTGGTCATCCCTCCTACGTGCCAGTCACCATTCCAGCGCAGACGGTCACCATCTCGGGCGCTGCGGCCAACCGGGTTGTGAACTGGTGGGTGTCGGACATCAACGGCAACATCACCTCGCTCGCGACGCGCCCTACCGACGCTCAGCGCCGCACCTCGATCCAGCTCGGGATCACCGGCTCAACGCCGCCATCCGGCAACATCTTCTCGCTTCAGGAACTGCCGGTCATTCTCCAGCAGAAGCAGTCCCAGTTCTACGACCTGATGTACAACGTGGGGCCGTTCTCCGCAACCGGGAACCTGATCTCCGGGAACGCCAACCTGACGTTCAGCAAGAGCGTGGGAACGTTTTTCGCGGCCTCGTTCGGATGGGGCAACGAGAATGGCGCCACGCCGCTCGACCCGCACGTGGTGACGGCCCCAGCCGAGAACCCGGCGCAGTTCCTGTACGCGCTTCAGACGATCAACTCGGAGACGACGACCCCGACCAGCGCCTTCGATCCGCTCAACTACGACGTGAACGGCGTGAAGACGTTGATTCCGGGTGGCACCGGCACCTCGGTGATCCACCGGGTGTGGCTGTTCGGCTCCGGCACGGTCGCGGACCAGATGATCGTGCAGTACGGGCAGACGATCTACGGTTCCCTGTCCGCCGCTCAGGCGGCGATCGGCAGCTCGGACCCGTTCATTCCGAACCCGGACTTCGTGGGCATTGGCGCCGTGTGCGCGTACATCGCTGCCACCAAGTCCTGCACAGCACTGAACAACACCGGCTCGGCGGTCATCGCCCAGGCGTCCAAGTTCCCCCAGTTCTAGGAGGACCCATGGCTGCTGTCTTCGCCACGTCCACGGGCTCCGGGACGCCGACGACGCTGCTGGTCAGTACCGCCGCCAGCGTCCCACTGCCGGTCAACACCAGTACGAACCTGTTCCAGGGCGCCACGACGACGATCGTTGGAACCGGTCACACGGTGGCGATCATCGGGCGCACGGTGGCTGATCTCCCGCTCTATGTGCAGGTGGACATCAGCATCGACGGAACCAGCGTGTACAACGACCACGCCGGCCAGCAGATCGTGGTGAAGCAGGTGCTCACCGCCGCTTCACACACGATCACGTTCACGGCGACGGCATTCAACCAAGCGTGCAACATCTCAGCGGCCGGCCTCATGATCCTCGACCTCGGCCTGTAGCCCACGGGCCGCCGCGCATCACCTGGAGAATCGATGCGCACCACCCCCATCAAGAGGCTCACCTCTCTCATCGCCGTCACCGCTCTCGCCGGTGTCGGCCTTACCCTCGCCACGTCCACGGCCGCCCACGCCGACACCATCAGCTCCTGCACCGGTCAGGTGCTCGCCAGCTGGAACCCCGGCCTCACCAATACCGCTCAGAACGAGCTCGTCTACGTGTACGGAGACTATCTCGCCTGTGTGGTCAACGGCACCGCTGAGCAGGTCACGACCCACCTCACCAACGTGAGCTACAGCAACGTTTCCTGCACGTCGCTCGCCACGAGCGGCAGCGGGGACCTGACGATCTACTACCCGGATGGCAGCACCAGCCACGCGTCGGTGTCCACCACCATCAGCCTCAACCTGCTCGGTGAGGTGGTCCAGGTCGCCAGCGGGACCATCGACACCGGCAGCTACGTCGGCAGCACCGTCACCGAGACGAACGTACTCGCCAATCTCAGCACCACCGCCTGCGCCAGCAGCAATGGTGTCCAGGGTGAATCCGGTGAGTCCGTTCTCGTCATGACGTGATAATGTAACAGCTCACCAGGAAGGGGGTGGCCGGAGATGCCACGCGGGTCGATTATCGGCGGTGCCAGGAACATCCCCGGCGGCGCCCGGCCCACCCCCGGCCCGCAGAACATCTACGCCGGCAACGTCTCACCGCTGCAGTCTCAGCTGGAGAGCGGCGGGGCCGGCTGGGCACAGGCGTACCAGTCATACCTGCCGCGCTCGTCCAGGGACTTCACCGAGGGCGCCTTCGGGCCGCTGAGCCCGATCATCCCGACGCCGATCGACGCGCCGCCGCCCGGCTCAGAGTTCGCTGAGCCACGCACCCACGAGTACCAGGTCGGCTGGAACCTTCCGGTTGGCCAGCCTGGCACCGAGGGCATCAAGCTGGCGGACTTCAACACCCTTCGCACCCTGGCGGACCTGTACTCGGTGGCCCGTGCGGCCATCCAGCTCCGCAAGGCGGAGATCCGCGGCATCGAGTGGGACGTGCTGCCCACCGTCGACGCGGCCAAGTCGATGCGCAACAGCCACGGCAAGATGAAGGACTTCGGCAGCCGCCGTGCGGAGGCCGTTCGCTTCTTCCGCCGGCCTGACCCGGACTACTTCAGCTGGGACAGCTGGATCGACTCCGTCATGGAGGAGATCCTCGTCTTCGACGCGCTGTCGCTGCTCATGCGGCCGAAGTGGCTGAAGGGCCACGGCAAGGGCCTCCTTGGCAGTGACCTGGACAGCCTGAGCCTGATCAGCGGCCAGACCATCCGGCCACTGTTCGACCTCCACGGTGCCAGGCCGCGTCCGCCGGCCCCCGCGTACCAGCAGTATCTCTACGGCGTGCCTCGTTGTGACATCATGACGATGATCGACGAGCGCGACATCGAGAGTGGCAACCTGCGCGGCACGGAGATGGGCAAGTTCGACGTCGAGCAGCTGCTGTACCTGCCGATGGTGAACCGTCGCTGGACGCCGTACGGCTTCCCGCCCATCGAGCGTGCGCTGGTGCCGGTCATGTCCGGCCTGCAAAAGCAGGGCTTCCAGCTGGACTACTTCCGTGAGGGCACGGTCCCGGCCGTCTACATCTCCCCTGGTGGCGCCAACGTCAACATGACGCCGAACCAGATCCGGGAGCTGCAGGACGCGCTGAACGCCATCGCGGGCGACCCGGCGTTCCACCACAAGATCATCGTTCTGCCGGCCGACTCGAAGGTGCACCCTCAGCGTCAGGCCGACCTGGCCGACGCCTTCGACGAGGTCGTCATGTCGCAGGTCTGCATGGCCTTCGACGTGCAGCCGATGGAGCTGGGCATCATGCCCAAGGTCTCCACCACGGTCACGCCGGGTGCCGCTCACCAGATGGGCAAGGCCACCCAGGGAATCCAGGAGCGCAAGGCGACCAAGCCGACGCTCATGTTCCTGGCGACGATCATGAACCGCATCCTCCAGGGCGTCTGTGGCCAGCCCGACATGCGGTTCGTCTTCGAGGGCCTGGAGGAGAAGGAGGACGAGGAGACCAAGACCAAGATGCTGGTCATGCAGGTCTCGTCTTCTCTCCGCTCCATCGACGAGGCCCGTCAGGAGCTGAACCTTCAGCCCTGGGGTCTCCCGGAGACCACCGACCCCGGCTGGGCCACGCCCGGCAACGGCTGGATTCCGCTGGCGCAGGCCGTTCAGGCTCACGCCACCGGCTCTCAGGTCGGTCCGGAGTTCGAGCTGCCGGCCGGCACCGCGCCGGCTCAGCAGACGGGTGCCATGACACCGCCGCCGGGCACCGCCCCAGCTGGTGGCGTCGCTGGCGCTCCCGCCAAGCCTGCCGCACCTGCGGCTGGGGCCGCGAAGCCGGCCGCCGGCGCGGCAAAGCCGGCGGCCAAGCCGGCGGCGAAGCCCGCCGCCAAGCCGGCCGCTGGCGCCCAAGCCAAGCCCAGCACTCCGGGTGAGTCCGCCGCCCAGGGAGCCACCGCCAAGAAGCCGGCCGCCAAGCCGGCCACCAAGGCGGAGGAGCCGACGATCGTTCGTCAGCTGGTTGACGTGGAGCGCACCAAGGCCATCCTCTCTGAGATGGACGCCCTCGGGCGCCATCTCAAGAAGGGTCGGCAGCTGGACAGCTGGGAGACCCGGCACATCACCCGGCTGGAGCTGGGGATGGTCAGCCACCAGCTGGCGCTCGGGCTCGACCCGGTGGAGGCGGTGAAGGCGGTCGCTCAGCGGCGTCTGGTCAACATGGATGGCCAGATCTACTGGGAGGACTACGTCCCGATCAGCAACGCCCAGGGCGGTGGCGGTCGGGTGCCGACGCCTCACGATGAGGACGGCAAGGAGTACCAGAACCCGGTCGACCGTCCCTTCGATGATGGCCGTCTTCCTCCGGGTGGCAAGGCCGACTCCACGCCACCGCGCTGGGAGCCGAACCTGAACCACCCCGGTACCGGCAGCTCCACGCAGAAGAGCCACGAGTTCGGTCCAGGTGCGGCGGCGTATCAGCAGATGCTTCACAACTACCCGCCGGACGCCATCTCCTGGATGCACGACGCGGAGTGGATGGGCCCCACCCACGTGCCATTGAGCAAGATCGACTTCGACTCGGTCCAGCACTGGGCGGCGCATCACCAGATGCACCGGGTTCAGCACTTCGCTGACGAGATCGCGGCCGGTCACGACGTCAAGCCGGCCATCGTGGTCAAGGGTGGCAACGACGACCGGTACAAGGTCGTCGATGGGCACCACCGCACCCTGGCCTACCAGCATCTCGGTCTGCCGGTTCAGGCCTACGTCGGCCTGGTCGGTGATGACGACCGTTGGATGGAGACCCACAGCTCGCAGTTCCACCAGGGCGACGACCCTGAGAACAAGCGGCACAAGGTCACCCAGGAGTCGGTTGACTACCGGGAGTCCAGCGTTCCCGGCAAGAGCTGCGCCACGTGTTCCATGTTCAGGGCACCCCACGGGTGCACCCTGGTCAAGGGCACCATCTACAGCGATGACGTCTGTGATGAGTGGTACCCAGCGAAGGAGAACGGCTGATGTCCAACAACGTCGAGCACGACCTTCTCGTCACCATCGAGCGGGCGCTGAACGCGCTCAGTCGCCACGGCGCCCGCCCGATCGTCAAGTACGGTGCCGTCATGACCGACCACGGCTACGTCCTGCCGAACCAGGACGGTACCTGGGAGGCCAAGCTGAAGCTGAGCGGCGGGCCGGCCGTCGCCACTGAACTGGGGACCACGTGAACACCTACAGCGTCACGTACTACATCCCTGGCACTCAGACCACCGCCCCCACGCCGGTGACCACCACCGTCCAGGCGGCGGAGGTTCTACGGCAGGACGGCTTCCTGATCTTCATCGACGCCACCCCGAACCAAGACCAGATGCTCGTGGTGCCCGTCGCCCTGAACCCGGTGGTAACCCTGACCACCCTGGGATCTACTTCATAGCTCTCAGATACTCAATGGCCGCTTGAAGTCTCGTCACGTCATCTCGAAACATACCGAGAGCGGCGTTGCAACTGAAGCAAAGCAATCCTCGAACCGCGCCAGTCGAGTGATCGTGGTCAACAGAGAGTCGCACGCCAGATGGCCCAGATGTTGTCGCTATCTTGCATATGGCGCATGTTCCACCTTGACGATCAAGCATCTCAAGGTACTCCACACCAGTGATCCCGTAGTGAGACACCGCCTTGTGCAGCATCTTCTCTCGACTAGGTGCCCTGCACTCCTTGCAGTGACTCACATAATGACCTGGTCGCTTGGTCCGTTTGTTAAAGGCGGATACCGGCAGCTCCCTGGCGCACTTACTGCACACCTTGTGCGTGGCGTCGGGGTCGATGCCATAGCGACGAGGTTGATGCTCGGGATCTCCATACCTGTACCAACGCTTGTAGTGCATGTCACACATGCCAGCCACATCTGCGTTACCCTGGCAATCAGTGATCTTGCATTCAGGATTGGTCACGCGGTCTCCATCAGAGGCTGTTACCAATTGAGAACAGGGTACCAGACACTGGCACGACCGGCCAACACAGCCCGTGCTACGAAAAAGACAATGGAGCTATATGGCTGCGACGCTTGGCGCACCTGCGTCCGTGGACAGCGGGCTTGTGCACATGAGCTTCCCCATCGAGAAGACCGAGACCACAGCCGATGGTGACCTGATCGTCTACGGCAAGGCCACCGACGGCTCTGTGGACTCCGACGAGCAGATCGTCGACCCCACGTTCTCCGGCAAGGCGATCCAGGAGTGGCTCGCCACCGGCGGCAACGTCCGCGTCCAGCACAACGCTCAGCGTGACCCGGCTGGCGTCGGCATCGAGGCCAACACCGGCCCCGACGGTGAGACCTGGGTCAAGTCCCTGGTCGTGGAGCCGGGTGCCAAGACCCTGGTCAAGGCCGGCGCGCTGCGTGCCTACTCCGTGGGCATCGCTCGACCGAAGATCGTCCGCGACAACGTGGCCAGGGGTGGCCGCATCGTCGACGGCATCATCGTCGAGATCAGCCTGGTCGACCGGCCAGCCAACAAGAACTGCGGCATCCAGTTGGTGAAGTCCGCGAGCGACGGCACCCCGGAGCTCAGCGGCAAGGTCACCTTCCACGAGAGCCTTGTGGAGAGCAAGAGCGCGGGCCTGATCGACATGGACGAGCTGGCTCGTCGGGTCGTGGAGAAGAACGCTCAGACCACCATCACCAAGACCGTCGGCAAGACCGGCAACGCCTTCAGCCCGGCCGACCTGGCCAAGCTCCTGGAGCACCGCGAGGCCGCCGAGAAGCGCCAGATGGACCCGAACGTCGGCGGTGGGGTGGATCGGGACAAGATCCCGGCCGCTGACTTCGCTGGCCGTGACCGCAGCTTCCCGATCGTGACGCCGGGTGACGTCAGTGACGCCGCCAGCTCGATCGGCCGCGCGGGCAGCAGCAACTACAGCTCCGACGAGCTGCGTCGCCGCATCACCAGCATCGCTCGTCGCAAGGGCCCGTCCTTCGTGTCGGAGCTTCCCGAGTCCTGGAAGGCGGATCTCGCCATGGAGCTGATCGCCAAGGGCGACGTCAGCCCGGATGACGACATGGACGAGGCCGACGAGGGCGACGCTCCCGAGAAGCCGGCCAAGAAGGCTGGCAAGCCGGCCTTCAGCGGCGCCGCCAAGCCGTTCGGCTCCAAGGACGGCGAGGACGACGAGAAGGACGGCGACGCGAAGGACGCCAAGAAGGCGTTCGACGACAGCGAGGACGAGCACGTCCCCAAGGACGACGAGGCCAAGCCGGACACCACCAAGTCTGGTGGCAAGACCTGCCCCGGCTGCAAGGCCGGCTACGACGCGGACTCCAAGCTCCGTCGCTGCACCGAGTGCAACCGCAAGCTGCCGATGGCTCCCAAGAGCGGCAAGGCTGAGGTCGAGAAGAAGGCCAAGGTCATGTGCGCCGGCTGCGGTGCCAACGTGGACGCGAAGCACAGCTTCTGCCCGGAGTGCGGCAAGAGCCTCTCCGGTGCCAAGCCGTCCACCATGAAGAACCACAAGTTCACCTGTCTGACCTGCGGCAACGAGCCGCTGGACAAGGGTGAGAAGTTCTGCCCCAAGTGTGGCACTCAGAACCCGGGATACCTTCCGATGGCCGATGCGCAGCTGAAGATCGAGAAGGGCAAGCCGGTTCCCGGTGCTGGCGTCGTCGGCGCTGGTGCCTCTGACATCGAGCCGGTGCCCGCCCACCGTGAGCCGGACGGCGAGGCGATCGAAGAGTTCGAGCACAGCGCTGGTCTTCCGACCGTTCCGGACGCCAGCGTCAAGACCGTCGACTCGGCTGAGTTCGAGGCGGTCAGGGCTGAGGCGTTCAAGAGCATCGGCGTCGCCTACGAGGTGGGTGCGCTCCACGACGCGCTCTGCTCCGCCTTCTGCCCGGGTGACGTCGTCAAGACCCACCCGAGCTACCGCCTGGAGAACCTGGACGTCAACGTCTGGGCTCAGGAGGCGCTGAAGGCCGCCGCGACCGCCCCGCTCGAGGAGGCCGGCAAGGCCACCCAGATCTGGCAGCACGCGGAGACCATCAAGTCCAGCGAGCCGGGCATGATCTCGGACATCCGTCAGGAGCTCCACAAGGAGTACACGGACGGCGCCAAGGGTCCGGGCTCCTTCCCGACGCCGACGGAGATCAACCCGACCAGCTACCGCCGTGGGCTGCTCACCGGTGATCACGCCGCGCCGTCGCCGGGCCACGACGGCCCGAACACGCACGCGGTGCCGACCAGTCACATCTGCGCGGATGACTTCACCCGTGGCCCGCTGACGGCCGGCCAGGCCGCCGACAGCCCGTCCAACAAGGGTCAGGACATCGTTGCCGCGCCGTCGGTTCCCGGCGAGCCGACCAGGGTGTACTACACCACCGGCATGCGGGACAAGGCCAAGTCGGCGATGGCGGCCATGCACGACCACATCGCCCAGACGTTCCCGGACCTGTGCCCGAACGTCAACAACGTGAACCACGACGGTGCGGCCTCCAGCCGTCCGGTCCCGGTTCCGGTGCACGGTGCGCTGAAGTCTGAGACCGTCGAGGTGGAGGTCAAGGCCGCTGAGCCGGTCGCCACCGACACCACCATGGCCGAGGCGGCGAAGGCGGCCAAGAAGGCGCTCAAGAGCCTGAACCAGGCGCGTAAGTCTCTGGGTCTCGCTCCGTTCACCACTGACGTTCTCGTCGACGGGCAGTCGCTCGACGCGGCCGTCCAGAAGGCCGCGGCGGTGCCGCAGGTCCAGAAGGACGAGACGCTGACGATGCTCACCGGCCTTCAGCAGCAGCTGGACGCCATCTGCAAGCGTCTCGACGACCAGAACACCGTCACCACCAAGCTTCAGGCGGATGTCGAGCAGCTCGGCAACCTGCCTGACCCCGCGGTCGCCGCCTGGAAGGGCGCGGCCGTCACGTCTAACCCCAGCACCGACAACATCCACAAGACGGCCGGCCTCCCGGTGGGAGCCGCAACCGTTGCTGAGGCCGCGGAGCGGCAGAAGCTCGCGATGATCAGTGCCCTCCAGATGCAGATCCGGAACAGCTCGGACCCGGCTGAGCGTGAGGCTTGCTGGAACCAGCTCGTCAAGATGACCGGCTACGCGGTCTAACGCTCGCCAACTACCTCAGGAAGGCCATCATGGCTGACATTCTCGGCTCCGAGGTCGCCCCGACCGCAGAGTCTCCGCTGAAGGACGCGGCCGCATCCGCGAACCGTTACAAGAGCACCGGCGACATGCTCTCTGCGCGCATGCCGTTCATGGTCAAGGGCGCCGGCTACGCCGGCACCGGCAACACGCCGCTCTCGGACCAGATGCAGATCACGACCAAGGCCCACCAGGCCACCCTGGACCTCCGCACGGAGACCCACCGTGGCTACGCGGACCGCGCCAGCGTCGTGAAGAGCCTCAACCCGTCGTTCCTGGACAACTTCGGCTACCTCAAGGCCGCGCTGTCCATGCCGACCCTGGGTGAGCAGATCTCGCAGGTCTTTGGTGGCGCGGCCGCCCCTGACCTGGCCCGTAGCTTCACCGCCGGCAACCTGGGCATCGGCACCGTCAGCGGTCTCGTGCCGTTCGACCTGCTGGCGCCGTCCCGGCTGATCTACCCGATGTACACGGTGTTCCGCAACAAGCTGCCGCGTCCGGCCGGCCAGGGCACCAGCCGCATCGAGCGCGTGTTCACCGGCATCTCCGGCACCCAGACGGGTGGTCAGAGCGTCCTGGACATCGCGATCAGCGAGCTCGTCCAGAACAACGGCTCTCTGTCCAGCTCCACCTGGCCGCTGAACATCCCGGGCACCGGCTCTCAGACCGAGGTCCAGCTCAACGTCCCGTACCGCTTCTTCGGCCTCACCGAGTCCCTGAGCTGGCTGGCTCAGTTCGCGGGCCAGGGCTTCGAGGACATCTCCGCGCTCGCCAACCTCATCCTCCTCCAGGAGATGATGCTGGGCGAGGAGTACATGATGATCGCGGGCACCAGCACCACGCTGGCCGCGCCGACCGTCGTGTCGCTCACCGCGCGCACCGCCGGTTCCAACGAGACCACGGTTGGCGCCAACGCCAACTTCACCGTCTTCGTCACCGCGACGAACTACTACGGTGAGACCGTCTCGGTCCAGAGCTCCACCATCGCCACCTCCTCTGGCCAGGTCGTCGACCTCGTCATCGGCCCCTCCGCCGGTGCGCTGTCGTACAACGTGTACGTCAGCACCAACGGCTCCCCGGCCGTCGCGAACGCCTTCCGTGTCGCGACCGGCGTCGGTGGCGTCAAGTTCACCGTCCAGGGCACCCTCCCGGGCTCCGGTGCGACCCCGCCGACCACGGACACCTCCACGGGTAAGAACACCCGCATGGAGGGCATCATCCCGACCCTGGCCGGCAAGTCCGCCTCGGGCGGCATCTACCCGTCCGGGTGGCAGGGTGGCTACTACAACGGCGCCGTCGGCACCCACCTCAGCTACAACGTGATCTACACCGCGCTGCAGCAGCTGTGGGACGGCAACACCGGCTCCAACAACCCGGGTGCGTTCCGCGCCGACCCGGCTGAGATCGTCGGTGAGGGTGGCGACATCATGCGCCTCTCCAACGACGTCATCAGCCAGGGTGCGGCCACGAACTACCGCCTGTTCCTGGACCAGAGCGAGGTCCCCGGCGTTCGCGTCGGTGCCGCGGTCTCCGAGTTCCAGAACCCGATCACCCGCTCCGTCCTGAAGATGGTCGTCCACCCGTGGCTGACCCAGGGTACCGCGGCTCTGATGACCTACCAGCTCCCGCAGACGTGGTCCAACGTGGCCAACGCCTGGGAGATGACCACGGTCCAGGACTACGTGTCCATCGCGTGGCCGGTCATCGACGCGACCTTCCGGTACTCCATCTTCCTGTACGGCGCCATGGTTGCTCACGCGCCGCAGTACAGCGGCCTGCTCCAGGGCCTCCAGGTCTCGGACACCACGCCGTTCAGCTAATCGACAGCGGCCCCTCCGCCTGGAGGGGCCGCCGTACCGAAAGGATAGGGCAACATGCCCATCTTCGCTAACTCGGCGGCGACCCAGGCCACGGCCTCCGTGGGCAACACCGCCACTCAGATCTTCAACGTCAGCGCCTCCGGCATCCCGGCCGGCGCCGTCATCGGTGACCTCATCGTGGAGAACACCGGCTCGGTCACGATGTTCGTCGGCCAGTCCGCCGTCACCGCCGTCACCGGTCTTCGTGTGCCGGCTGGTGGCAGCGTCACGCTCACCGGTTTCGCCGCCACCCAGGCTGTGACCACCGGTAACGTCTACGGTATCACCGCCAGCGGCACCACGAGCGCGCTCGTCGGGCCGGCCACGGTCGAGTACTTCGTCTAAGCACCTTCGTGGGGCCGTCGCAAGGCGGCCCCACACCTCGAACAAAGGAAGGTAGCCATGCCTGTTGGCGGCTCCGACTTCGGCACCCTGCCCCCGGCAGGTACGCGCCTCGATCTCGCGAACGTCTGGGCGGACGGCCAGTGGCAGTTCCGTCCCGGTAGCTCGGTCGCGTTCTCGAGTGGTGCTTCTCTTCCCGCGCTGACCACCGCGCCGACCGCACCGACCGGTGGTGCGATCCTGTACTCCAGCAGTGGCGGCGTCCTCTCGTTCGTCAGCTCCACCGGTCAGACCGCCGTCGTCGGCGGTGTGACGCAGTCGCAGACCAGCACGGTCACGGTTGCGAACAGCAACACCGCCACCTCGCTCCAGTCGTACACCGTTCCCGCCAACGACCCGGCGGCCGGCGCGATCTACAACATCTACGGCTACGGCGTCTACAGCGACACCGGCACGCCGACGCTGACCTTCACCCTGTACTGGGGTGGCGTCGGTGGCACGTCGCTGGCCACCTTCACCAGTGCCGCTCTCGGCTCTGGTGTCACCAACGTCCCGTTCGTGTACGAGGCCACGCTGACGTTCCGGTCCACCACCTCGGCGGTCGCCAACCTCAACATGAACCTGGGCACCACGGCTGCCGGCGCGTCCGCGAGCTACGTGGCGACCCCGTCCGCCCCGACGACCGGTCTCACCACGACCGCCGCCTCGGCGCTGACGGTCGGCGTCACCTGGTCCGCCGCCTCCGCCTCCAACACCATCTCCCTGCTCGGCGGCTTTGTGGAGCGAGTGGCGTAATGATCACTCCCATCCCGGGCAGCGTGACCAACAGCGCTGCCAAGCTGTGCACCGTGCCGCCTGGGGTGGGCTCGGTGACCATCACGGTGGCCGCAGCCAACACCACGATCGTGTACATCGGCGTGGTCAGCACCACCACCGCGACCAACGGGGCAGCGATCGTTGGTGGCTCCAGCGTCACGATTCCGATGTACCCTGGCTCCAAGGGTACCGACCTGTACGCGATCGCAAACGTGGCCGGCCCCACCCCCGTCGGTGTTTTCATCTCTACCGCTCAGTAGGAGACGCGATGCCCAAGGTTCAGCTCCCCCCTGGCTGCTATGGCTTCGACTGCAAGGACGGCACCAAGTACACCGCCAGGAAGCCTGGTGGAACGATCGAGGTGTCGGACCAGCACGCCAAGTCGATCAACGAGGGTCAGTTCGGTGACACCGGCCTGGTCTCCGCCAAGGGGGCGCTGTCCTTCGGAACCAGGAAGGGCCGGCTCTGCCCGTCCTGCAACACCATCTGGAACGTGTGGACCAAGGTCTGCCACAAGTGCGACGTCGAGACCACCGAGGTCTAGGCCACACCGATCGAAAGAGGTTGCGATGACCGTTTACGCCCGCAGTGACATCGCTGCGGTTTCCATTTCCCCCGCGCATGGCGGTTGTGGCCAGAGTCACAGTCGACCGGCACCCGGTGGAGACCCGGTCCCGATCTGGGGCCTGACCTGCCACGGCGGGTGTGAGGACGTGCTCCGTGCTGACAGCATGTGGTCGAGCACCCACACCACCATCCCGGAGACCCCCGACGAGGTCCTCCACCGCGAGGACATGGAGCGTCGCGGCGCCCTGGAGCAGCAGGAGTCGACGGCCAAGGCTCTCATGGAGCTGGCCAAGCTCGGCACCCTGCCCGAGGTGCTCGCCACGATGCTCAAGCACACCATGACCGGCGGCCAGCTGGAGAGGGCGCCCATCGTCCAGCTGTGCATGAACGGTCACCAGAACCAGGAGGACGCTCGCTTCTGCTACCAGTGCGGGGCGAACATGTCCGAGGGGGTCAAGACGGACCGTGGGAAGGCTCTCACGCCTGCTGAGAGCCCCGTCGACGTCATCAAGGGTGTTCCTACCCCGGAGGACGAGAGCGTGCCCGAGGACAACCTCGAGAGCCTTCCGATCGGCACCCTGCGTGCCATGGTGAAGGAGCGTGGTCACTCGACGGCCGGCACCAAGAACACTCTCATCGCGCTTCTGCGCAGCTAAACGACACCACGGGGACGCGATGCGCGGACGGAAGACCTGCCGGCTCTGTGCCACCCGCAAGAGCGTCCCCGTGGGCGTCTGCGCCAATTGCAACGACCAGATGTGCGGCAAGCACATCACCTGGCACCTGAATGAATGGTGGTGCTCCAAGTGCGTGAGGAAGGAGGGGTCAGATGGCGTCGCCGCTCGTGACACCCGGGATGATCACTAACGCGCCCACCGGCGTCTCCTGGGACATCATCCCCTTCCCACAGGCCACCTCCGCCGCCATGTTGGCGGAGCAGTACAACATGTGCTGGCGCGCCACTCAGATCGTCGACGGCTACATCAACCAGGTGTTCCGTGCCACGATCGACACCGAGTACCGCAACGGCCCCGGTGACTATCGGATCAACATCAACCAGTACACCGGCACCACCAGGTGGATCCTGAGCCGGTGGCCGGTGCTGCAGGTCCTGGCCGCGCAGGTCAGCAACATGTCGGCCTTCCCTCGGCAGTGGACCCAGGTGCCGGCCAACATGGTTGAGGTCGACAACCCGGTCATCGGGCTGTACAACTCCACCGTTCCTGGCGGCTCCGGTGGCGCGGGTGGTCAGTCGATCACCATCGCTCCCGGCTTCGGCACCTGGGCGGCCGGCCGTCAGGGTCTGCGGTTCTCCGCCACCTACATCAACGGCTGGCCTCACGCCGGCCTGACCGCGAACGCCACCGCTGGCGCCACCACGCTGACCGTGGACGACGTCACCGGCTTCGCCGGCGTTACCGCGATGATCTACGACGGCATCTTCACCGAGTCCATCTCGGTGGTCTCTGTCACGGCCAACACCAACCTCACCCTGCCGAATGGTGGCGGCACCGCTCCGGCCGGTCCAGGCACGTTGACCCTGAGCACTCCACTGCTCTTCAACCACGCCGGCAGCAACCCCGCCTCCGTCTTGGTTTCCACCGTTCCGAGCGATGTGCTCTGGGCCACGATCCTGGTCTGTGCGTCCCAGGCGCTGGAGGCTGGCATCACCTCGATCTCCATCCAGAATCTGCCCGGCTCTCTCACCGAGGGTGGCCACGGTGTCGCGGATCTGAAGGTGGAGTATGAGGTCCTTCTCGAGCCGTACAAGCGCGTGATCTAGGAGGCACACCGTGACCCGATCTCGCTTCCGCCGACACTCCAGCCGGCACCACGCTCGCAGGGCCAAGCACAGCGCCAAGGACAAGCACGTCGGCGCCCGCAGCCCCCGCTTCAAGGTCGTCAACCCGCCCCACAACATCTGGTAGGCCACGGTGCCGACGAACAGCATCCAGCAGTACGTCAAGGGGTTGCTGGATGGCCTCCCCCTGACCGGTCAGAACCAGCCGCTGAAGGCTTACGTCGCACCGCCGCAGTACGAGAACCTGAACGCTCCCACCGTCTTCGTCTGGGGCGCCAGGATGCGCGGCAAGCGGCAGACCGCCCCGCGTGTCAACAACGCTGTGATCAACGGCATGGCCGGCTACAAGGAGCTGACGTGGGACGTTGAGGCGTACGTCATGTACGAGACCGTCCCCAAGAACCCACTGACCAGCACCATCGACCAGGAGTTCCCGCTCATCCTGGACTCGGTCATGACCCGGCTCTGGACCACCACGATGCCGATCGTGATCACCGATCCCACCACCCAGCTCACCAGCCAGGTGCTGTCGATCGGTGAAGAGTTCGAGCTCGACCAGCCACCGCCTCGGGCGCCGGCCACGCTCCGGCTGCAGCTCTATCTGGCCAAGCTGACCTTCGTGATCAAGGAGGCGGTCCAGGCGTGAGCATCACCATCGAGCGAAACTGGAAGGGCAGCCCGATCAAGTACACCCAGTGGATGCCGATGGCACGCCGCTGGGCGAAGGACGTCACTCCGTTCACCCAGGAGATGGTCCGAGAGCACGCCCCGGTCTATCACGGCTACAGCCTCCGCGAGAGTGGCAAGCTGAAGCGCTCGATCGAGGCGACGGCACAGATCACCAACACCGCCGTCACGATCGAGGTCATCACCGGCGTCCCGTACGCGGAGTACGTCATGGCCGGCGTCGCCCCGCACATCATCGTCCCTCGTAAGGCGAAGATGCTGCGGTGGAACGGACCCAACGGTGAGGTGTTCGCCAGGATGGTGAACCACCCTGGGCAGAAGGCGAATGACTTCGTCAGGCGGGCCATGCTGGAGGTTGAGCCTCTCGCCATGGAGCTGTTCGCTGCTTACTACCGAGAGAGCTTCATCATCACCAAGGAGTAGGCCGGCATGCGGCTTCGCTACAAGGGGGTTCTCCCCATCACCTTCCTGCTGGAGAACATCGGAACGGTGGAGCCCGACGCTGAGTTCGACGTCAGCGATGAGCTTGCTCCCGCCTTCCTGTCCCGCAAGGACATCGAGCAGGTCAAGGTCACCAAGACCAGGAGGGCCAAGGACCCGGTGACGGAGCCGACAGCCACTGACCACATCGAGGCGGCGGCAGCGCCCACCGCTGAGACCGAGCCGACCCTCTAAGGAGGTCTGTGGCATTCCCCACCATTCTCGAGAAGTACGGCAGCCTCAGCGCGACCGGGTTCGCCAAGGAGACGACCTTCGGCACCCCGGTCGCCGCGACGACCTTCCTGCCGATGGCCTCCAACACCATGGAGGAGGACCCGGGTTGGTTCGCGCCGCACCTGATGCAGGGCCTGCGCGACCTTCAGGTCTACAACCTCTACGGTGAGGCGAAGTTCAACGGCACCATCAACGGGCCGATCTTCCCCGCCAATGCGATCTCCACGCTGTCCGCCGCCATCGGCGCCGACAACCTGGTCGGCTACGGCATCTTCGGCACCTACGTCACGCCGACGAGCACCACGCTCAACGGCTCTACCGTCGTCGGTGCCACCACGATCACCGTCACCTCCGGCACCGGCTTCGTCATCGGCCAGCAGGTGATCATCGACACCGGTGGCATCCAGGAGGTCCGACGTATCACCAACGTCGTGACCAACACGATCACCCTCCAGGACGCGCTGGTCTACGCGCACACCAGCGGCGTGGCCGTCGTCACCGGTGGCACCACCACCCTGTCGGCACCGAGCATCGCCACCGCGACCACCGTCACGGTCACCTCCGCCACCGGTATCGTTGCTGGCACGATCATCCAGATCGACGTCAACAGCGTGGCCGGCACCCTGACGTCCGAGGTTCGCAAGGTCACCCTGGTCAGCACCAACACGCTGACCCTGGACCAGGCACTGGTGTACGCTCACGCCTCGGCAGCGGTCGTCACGATCGTTCAGGCGCCGTTCACTCACACCATCAACCAGCAGAACACTCTGCCGTCACTGACGGTGGAGAAGAACGCGGGCTCGTTCCAGAGCCTCCAGTTCGCCGGCTGCCGCGTCAACAAGTACGAGGTCAAGGCACCGACGGGCAACGCCGCCGTCGACGTCTCGATGGAGCTGATGGGCCAGTCGGTCGCGGTTCTCAACACCCCGACGGCGATCTCCGTCAGCACCGACGTCCCGTACGTCTTCGCTGAGGCCAACCTGCTGGCCTTCGGCACGCTGCGCACCGACGTTCACAACGTCACGGTCTCCATCGAGAACGGCGTCAAGGAGACCTACACCTACTCCAACTTCCACGGGCCGTCGTTCCTGACGCCCGTCACCCTGCACGTCATGGGTGCGATGGACGTGGTGTGGTCCAGCTTCAACGACGCCACCTACGGTGACTTCAACCGTCTCATCAACGGCACCATCGGCACCCTGATCTTCACCCTGGTTCACCCGTCCAGCGGTGGCACGATCACGTTCACCATGCCGCAGGTCGTCATCGCCAAGTACGCTCAGGACATCAAGATGGAAGACGTCATCCTGACGAACCTGACCTACGAGGCCAGCCGGCCGCTCAGCGGTCTCCAGCAGTACACCATCCAGGCACAGGTCGCGAACGCGGTCTACCTGCCCTACTAACTGAAAGAGGCTGCGATGGGCTTCCTCTCCGCTTACTCCGGCACCGTCATCCTCCGTCTCGACGACAACCCGCAGGGCTACTGGGTAGAGCTCAAGCGCTACCTGAGCCAGGGCGAGAAGGAGAAGGCCGACACAGCTCTCATCAACGGCAAGCTGGTCCCCGGCTCCAAGGGCAACCAGCAGTTCGAGATGGAGCCGAACATCGGCAAGTACCGCCAGCTGATCGTCGAGGCGTCGATCGTCTCCTGGAACCTGGACGACGACAACGGTCACGTGTGGCCGGTCGACCTGCAGCACGTCCGTCGTCTGCCGGCTGAGGTCTTCGACAAGATCTACCTGGCGATCGACGGTGAGGACCCGGAGCCCACCCCCGAGGAGCGGCGTCAGTTTCCTGATGAGCGCGTCGGGGGCGATCCGGATGGGCGGGGATGGCCCTCCATCGCTTAACACCTACGTCATCCTGAGCGAGTTCTGGAAGCGACTCGGCATGACCAGGGATGACATCAGGAAGATGCCGGCCAGGGAGTTCAAGGACTTCCTGACCTACATCGAGTTGATCATGCAGCAGGAGCAGGCGCAACAGAGGAGGCAGGCCAGTGGCGGGCGCTAGGGAAGCGTTTACCATCATGGCGATCATCCGCGCGGTGGATGAGGCCTCCAAGATCATTGAGAAGATCAACGCCTCGTTCGACTCTCTCGGTGCCGCCGCCGACCGTGCGGCTGAGCAGGCCAAGGCGGCCGGCAGCGTCATCGATGAGAGCCTGTTGCAGACGGCATCAGGTGCGGATGCGTTGGCCATGGCCTGCATGCGCATGCGCGCCGCCGAGCAGGGCGTGGTGGCGGCCACCGACGAGCAAGCCGCCGCCGAGGACAATCTCAAGAACATCATGGCCGCCTCGGTCACCACCGACAAGGCCAAGGCCGACGCGCTGGAGCGTCTTCAGATCGCCACCGACAACGTCACCAAGGCCCAGGCGGTCGAGGCGGCGGAGGTTGAGCGGTACAACACCATCCAGCGGACCCTGACGGCCCAGCGTCTGGGTGCCATCGGTGCCACCAGCAAGCTCACCGACGTCTCTGCCAAGTACGCCAGCACCGTTGATGGCCTCTGGAACGTGTCCAAGTACGCGACGATCGGCGTGGCCGCCATCGGTTATGAGTCCGTCAAGACGGCGATGTCGTTCCAGCAGTCCATGACCATGATCCGTACCCAGGCTCACGACACCACCGACAACATCAAGGACATGGGCAACGAGCTCATCGCGTTGGCTCCCAAGGTCGGCATTGGTCCGAACGAGCTGGCTCAGTCCCTGTACCACGTCGCGTCTGCTGGCATCTTTGGCAAGCAGGCCCTTGACGCGGTTCGTCAGGCTGCGATGGGTACTCAGATCGGTGCGGGTAACCTGGAGTCCACGACCCAGGCGATGATCGCCGTCATGAGCTCTGGTATCGGCGTCATGGGTGGCATGGGCAATGCGATGGCGTCGCTGAACGCCATCGTTGGTACCGGTGACATGCGTATGAGCCAGCTCACCGCAGCCATGGGTACCGGCATCCTGCCAGCCGCCAAGTCGGCTGGTCTCACCCTGACAGATGTCGGTGCGGCCCTGGCGACTTTGACCGACAACGCCACTCCCGCCAACGAGGCTGCCACCCGACTGAAGACCACGTTCAGCATGATGGCCGGCCCATCTCAGCAGGCACAGAAGGCGCTGCGGCTGATCGGCATGACCGGCACCCAGATGGCTGATGACATGAGGAAGCCGAACGGCCTGCTGGTCGCCCTTCAGGACCTGAAGGATCACCTCAACAAGCCGATCACAGGTAATCAGTTCACCGGCAGCGTCAAGGGCACAACCACCAGTCTCGAGAACCTCGGACTCTCCGCCATCAAGTCCGGTGACCTCATCGGCAAGATGGGTATCGGTGGTGCCCAGGCCGTCATCCAGCTGACCAAGTTCGGCCTCACCGTTCAGCAGGCCATCGCCTTGGTCGGCAAGCTCGGCCCGAACGCCGCTCAGCAGGGCATCATCCTCTCCAAGGCGTTCGGTGGCGGCCGCACCTCGGCCAGCATCCTGACGCTGCTCGGTGAGATGGACAAGCTCAAGGCCAAGTACCCGGCCATCACCCAGGGTGCCAAGGAGTTCGGCAGCGACTGGGAGCAGACCACCAAGACGGCCGTCTTCCAGGGGAAGTCGGTCAAGGCATCGATCGAGGCCATGGGCACCGCCCTGGGCACGGCGCTTCTGCCGATGGTGCAGAAGCTCCTGGGCTACATCCTTCAGATCCTCGGTCCGATGGTGCAGTGGGTGACCACCCACCAGAAGCTGGCCGCGCAGATCCTGATGGTCGTCGGTGCCATCGGCATGTTCATCGGCTATCTCAAGATGGCCATGGGCATCGCCAAGGGCTTCACCGCCGTCATGGCACTGCTCGACATCGAGATGGACGCCAACCCGATCGGCCTGGTGATCGCCGCCATCGGGCTCCTGGTCATCGGCTTCATCTATCTCTGGACCCACGTCAAGGGCTTCCGTGACTTCTTCATCGGCGCCTGGAACGTGATCAAGACCGTGACCATGGCCGTGGTTCATGCTCTGGTCGACGTGTGGAAGTTCATGGTGTCCGTGTTCAACGTGGTCTGGGGCGCGCTCAAGGTCGCCTTCAACGCGTTGGTCAGCGCGGTCAAGACGGTCTGGGATGCTCTGGTCACCGCCTGGGACGCCATCGTCAGTGTCACCACCGCGGTCTGGGACGGCATCACCGGCTTCTTCAAGAAGTGGTGGCCACTCCTTCTGCTGATCTTCGCCACGCCCATTGCGCTGCTGATCGGCCTCTGGAATCACTGTCACACCGCCATCGAGAACACCGCCAGGACGGTGTGGAACGCCATCAAGGGCTTCTTCAGCACGGTCTGGAACTTCCTGGTCGCTGCCGCCAAGTTCGCCTGGAACATGATCAAGCTTTTGATCATCAAGCCGGTCCAGGACGTGTGGAACTTCATCCAGCCGGCCATCCACGGGTTGATGAGCTTCCTCAGCACCATGTGGAACATGGGCGTCAACGACGTCAAGGCGATCTGGGCGTTCCTCTACAAGTGGCTGGTCAAGCCGTTCGAGGACGCGTGGAACTACTTCAACGGGTTCTTGGACAAGTTCACTCAGATCGGCGTCGACATCATCAACGGCATCGTGAGTGGTCTGCAGAGCGCCTGGAACTGGCTGTCGAGCACCATCAGCAACATCGCCAACGGCGCACTGAAGATCGCCAAGAACATCCTCGGCATCGGCTCTCCGTCGAAGAGGTTCGCTGACGAGGTCGGTAAGTGGATCCCTCACGGCATCGCCAAGGGCATCCAGGATCACGCTCACGTGGTTCACGCGGCGGTGTCCAAGCTGACCAAGGGTCTGCCGGGTGCGGCGATCAACATGGCCAGTGAGCTCGGCACGATCCAAAGCAAGGTTCAGATCTCTCCACTCACCAACACCGGCATCGGCGCTGGCGCCGGCGCCGCTCAGGGGCCGGCCGTCCTGATCGACATGCGCGGATCTCAGCTCATGAGCGACAAGGACTACGACGTGCTGGCTGACCGTCTCGGCCGTCGTCTTGCCACCCGGATCCTGCCGGCTGGCGGCGTTCGAATCAGGATGTGAGGTAGCTCATGCCGATGCCGGCCAGTCCGAACCTCACCTTCACGGTCACCCCACCGAACAGTGGCTCCACCGACTACACCGCCAACCTGGTGTGGGGTGGGGCTGCCAACCAGATGACGATCAACCAGAACTTCGGCCGCCAGGGGGACACCGCCAACTTCCCCCTGGTGGACGAGTTCACCAACACCCCGAACTTCCACATCCCGGTGATGAGCCAGGTCAAGCTGGTTGATCACACCGCGAACAAGACCCTCTTCGCCGGGGTGTGCAACAACCCCACCCTGGTGGTGGAGAGCCCGAACAAGAACGAGTGGAACCTCCAGTGCACGGACTATGCGTACTACGCGGACAACGCCATCGTGCACGGCACCTTCATCGGGTTGACGGCGGACCAGATCGTGGTCGCTCTCACCAAGCAGGCGAACTGTGGCATCACCGCCAAGACCATCGCCAACGGTGGGTTCGTCGCGCCCGGACCGGTGCTGCCCGCGTTCGTGCAGAACTACGACACCTTGTCGAACGTATGGCGGAAGCTGGCACAGCAGGCCGGCCAGGTGACGCCGTACGGCTGGTACGTCGACGAGAACCGTAACCTCCACTTCTACGACGCCACCACGGCGATCAGCAGCGGGGTGACGTTCACAACCAGCCCCACGACGGCCGGCCTGGGGTCCACCACCCAGGGTCACTTTCTCTACGAGAGCTTCAACTACGAGTGGGACGGCACCAGCATCAGGAACCGTATCCTGGTTCAGGGTGCCAACCAGACGATCTACTTCGGCTCCACCACCAAGAACAAGCCCACCGACACCTGGGTCGGCAACGGCAGCCAGACCTCGTTCGCGCTCAGGTACACCGTCACCGGCTCACCTCAGCTGAGCCTGGGTGGCAAGTTCGTCAGCGTGACGGTGGTCAACGCTGGCGCGCAGTCCACCGACAAGTACCGCGTCCAGCAGAACGCGGTGGGTGGCTGGTTCTTGGTCTTCGCCAGCCCACCGTCCAACGGCACGGTGATCAAAATCTGGTACGACTACCTGATCCCGATCGTGGCTCAGGCCAACGATCACCCCAGCCAGGTGCAGTACAACGGACCGAATGGCGGGGTGTTCACCGAGTACATCCTGGACACCTCACTGTCCACGGTGCCGATGGCCTTCAACCGGGCACAGCGAGAGCGCCAGGAGTACGCCTTCGCCGCAGAGCGGATCACCTTCAACACAGACGAGTCATTCTTCGGCTGGGTTCGTGCTGGTGAAACGTGTAAGATCACTAACGCGCTCATCCCCGACGCCGGGAACAACTACAACCTGGGCATCACCAACGCCACGTTCATCGTGACGGGCAACAGCGTCCAGTTCGTGGAGCAGGGTGGCTACCGTCAGTCGCAGATCACCGCCGTTCGACTGTAGGAGGTACCGTGCCTGGTGTGTTTCGGCCGTACACCCTGGTCGACGTTCTCGGAACGATCAACGGTCAGTCCACCCAGCAGACCGGTGACATCATCAACGGCCTCGGCAGCTTTGCGGAGACGGACGAGCAGGCCACGGTGACCGACAAGGCGGTGGCCACTGCCCAGCTCAACCCGACCTGGGACAACGGAACGTGGGGAACACTCATATGGAACTGAGGCCGGCCAGCGGGATCGGGTTCCACGGACATCTGTCCATCACCAGCGTCGACAGTGACTGGTTCTATGACCAGGACCGCACCGACGCGTTGACCATGATGAACCCACCCGACTCGGTGATCAGTGACCGCATGGAGGGTGACAACGTGGTGACCACGAACGGCACCACCGTTCTGGTCAACTCCATCATCTGGTCCGGGATCCAGGACCAGGCGTCCAACCTGGGCGTCACCACTCCCACCTACCTGACCCCGCTCTGGGGCGCGGTCGGCAGCGGGGCCGGCACGGTAAGCGCCAGCGACACCCTGCTCTTCTCCGAGCTGGGGCGAGTGACGGTGGGCGCTGGCGCCTCGGTGCCGGCCACCCCGACGCTGCCGGCTCAGTTCACGTGGCTGTTCTACTTCCCCAACCCCACCACCACCTGGACGATCACTGAGGCTGGGGTCTTCGCCAACGGCACGAGCAGCAACGCCACGGTGGCCACGGCTGGCACCCTGATGGACCACTGGGCCTTCACCCCCACGGTGACCGTCCCCACCACCGACACCGCGATCCTTCAGGCCACCTTCATTCTGACCGGGATGTGATCGATGAGCGTCGTCCCCACCTGGCTGGCCGCCGTTGCCAAGCAGCGGGGTGACGCTGGCCTTGTCAATCAGTTCCTGGTCAACCACTCCACCAACCTGGTGTGGAGCAACGGGGTCATCCAGGACGGTCAGCAGACCGGCACCGGCACCTACATCGACACTCTCAACCAGTGGCTGGCCATCTCCACCACCACCGGAGCGAGCCAGACGGTTCTCGGCTCAGTGTCCATCCAGGTGTCGACGTTCGGTGGCTCACCGACCCTGCCACTGATCCCATCTCTGACGGTCAGCCTGTACGCGGACGCGGCCGGCCTGCCCACCGGCTCTGCCCTGGCCTCCGCCACGGTCTCCAGCAACTACGTCTACAGCGCCCCGTTCTGGGTGTCGATCCCACTGACGGCCACGGTCACCCCCTCGACCGTCTACCACTACGTGATCGCCATCACCGGAACGGCCAACCACTACTTTCTACTGCAGAAGTCGAACCAGCTCACCGGTGCCGCAACGTCACCTGACGGCGTCACCTGGACGTCCTCGACCTTCGGATTGATGTACCGAACGTATGATGCGAGCGCTGGTGGTCAGCTCAACTCCGTGACTGAAGACAGTGGCAACCTGCTGATCAACTACACCTACAACGCGCTGAGTCAGATCACCGGCTACACGCAGTTCACCCTGGCACAGGATGGCACGTTCCTGCAGACCAGCGGTACGATCACCTATACGAATGGCCTGCCGACGGGAGTGAGCTGACATGCCGTACCTGGTGGGCTACGTCACGCCCCAGGACTTTGGGGCCGTTGGCAACAACGTGGCTGACGACACCACCGCCGTTCAGAGCGCGATCAACGCGGTCTCTGCGAGCGGTGGCACCCTGTTCATCCCGATGGGGACGTACAAGCTTTCCAGCGCGCTCACCGGTCTGGCCGGCTGCAGCATCCTCGGTGCCGGTCCCGGCATCAGCATCCTGAACCAGACGTCCACCACGGCAAACGGCATCACGTACAACCCGGCGTCCACTCTCCAGTACCTGTCGATCTCTAACCTGACGATCCAGGGACCGAGCTCCGGCTCCGGGGTTGGTTTGCTGCTGGAGTCCAACAGTGGGGCGGGCACCGTTCTGTCGGTGTCCGTCAACAACGTGCTGATCTACAACTTCGGCAGCCACGGTCTTCAGCTCAACAACGGGACCGCCTCTGAGATCAACGCGTGCAACGTCACCAACGTCGGTGGCCACTGCTACTTCATCAACGGTGGCACCGGCAACGTGGTGTCGAGCTGCTACGCGGGTGGTGGCACGACCACCCAGCAGGGGTACCAGGTCACCAACGCCTCTTACGTCGCGATCGATGGCTGCAAGGCGTTCGCCACCGCCGGAGGTTACCAGGTCACCGGTGGCTCCGCCTGTCAGCTTACGAGCTGTGGAGCTGACACGATCGTCGCGGCCAACGGTCAGGACGGCTCCAGCTTCAAGATCAACGGTGGCACCGTCCACGCGATCTCCAGCTGCTACAGCAACGTCAACAGGGCGAAGGCGTTCTACATCACCGGCTCCGCCGTCGCAGCCAGCCTGTACGGTGTGCAGGAGTTCGCCCCTGGGGCCGGCGTGACGGCCGGCATCCAGGTCGACTCCGGCTCCACCGCTCTGGCAGCTGAGTGGAGCACCGTCACCGCCAACACCTTCATCGGTGGCACCACCACTCAGATCCAGGGTGGCCAGGTAACGGCGATCGGTCCGTTCACAGTTCAGCCCACGGCGGCCGGCAACACCGTTCTCTCGTCCAACGTCAACGCCACCGACGCCTTCGACCGCCTTCGTATTCTCGGCTCCGGTCAGATCGCGATAGGCCCCGGCACCGCCACCCGCGACGTGTTCCTCACTCGCGCAGCGCTTGGCATCATGTCCGTCCAGCCCACCCTTCTGGTCGGCTCTCAGACGGCGCTGGGTGACAACGGTGTGGGTGAGATCCAGCTCGCCGACGCCACCACCAAGCCGACGTCCTCGCCCACCGCCGGCACAACGATCTTCTCGCAGTCCGGCAGCGCGCTGCCGCTGGTGGCCTTCACTCCCAACGGCCTCAAGCAGTCGCTGATCGACGCGGTGTTCGTGCTCACCGGCTCTAACACCACCTTCACCCTGGCTGCTCAGACGGCGACGACGATCGCCCTCGCGGTGGAGTCCTCGGCAACGTACATCATGGAGTCGGTGGAGATCATCTCCAACACCACCGGCAACACCACGTTCTCGTGGACCGGTCCAACCGGTGCAACCATGCAGTGGAACGACACAACGGCCAGCCTGGACTACACCTCCACGATCGGTGGCCTCGGTTTCGTCTGGCCGTCCAACGCCGGCACCCGCATGGTCATCCACAAGGGCTACCTGGTCACCTCCTCAACGGCTGGAACTCTGACCCTGACCATCGGGGTAAGTGCCGGCACTACCACGCTGTTCACCGGTTCCTACCTCAAGCTGACCAGGGTGAAGTAGATGACCGGTGCCGTCGCTCAGTATCTGGCCGCCGCTGCCGGCCAGCCTCCGCTGGCTCAGCAGATCAACCAGTTCTTCAGCAATCACCCGACCACGTACATCTGGGCCGGCAACCTGCAGGCGAACCAGAGTACCGCTGGCACCGGCTCCACGACCAGCAACGGTCTCTACATCGCTCAGTCGTTTGCCACTGCCGCCAGCCAGACGACCATCGGCTATATCGGCGTCGACATGCAGGTCACCGTCAGCAGCGGCTCCGTCCTGGGGCCGCTGACCATCGGGATCTACGCCAACGCCGCCGGCGCTCCCACTGGCTCCGCTCTGGTCAGTAACACCTTCACGGTGGAGTACTGCTTCTCTCAGGGCACCTTCACGTACGTTCCCATGTACGTCAGTGGCCTCACTCCCAGCACCACGTACTGGATCGTGACCAATCCGCAGGGTACCGGCGTCGGTGGCGCCGACTACCCGTGGATGAAGTCCAACCAGGCATCGGGAACCTCCACGAGTACCAACGGCACCACCTGGACCGCACAGACGTACGGCTCCATGTACCAGGTGTACGATCAGGCAGCGACCGGCAACATCACCTTCATCTATGAGGATGGTGGCGCTCGCCAAACCTACCTGGGCTTCAATGCCAGCGGTCAGATCACCCGCTTTGACGAGTACACCACTCTTCAGGGTGGCGGATACCTGCAGAGCACAAGGGCCTTGACCTACAGCAACGGCTTTCTTCTGGCGGTGACGTAGTGACCTTCACGGGTGATGTTCTCAACGCCGCCTGGGCCTCATTCTATCTCAACCACCCGGTCTTCCAGGTGACCCAGAACGTCGCTCAGACCTACACCACCGGCGTTACGACCACCGTCAACTGGACCAACCTCCAGTTCGACAACTACACCGGTGGCAGTCTGGTGAACAACAACTACGTCATCCAAATTCCGGGTTGGTACCGTTGCTCGGTGCTTTATCATTTCACCGGCAACACCGCTGGTGTTCGCTACGTTGATGCCGTCAAGAATGGCGTCGCTCAGATCTTCTTCGCCAACCGCACTGGCATGGCCGGCGTTTCCTCGTGTGGCATGGATGGTCTGATCCAGTGCGTTGCTGGTGACGTCATCTCGATCGAGGCTCAGCAGAACAGCGGCGGCAACCTGGCCTCATTCATCAGTGCCAGCTACGTCCCATCTTGGACGTTGGAGTGGATCAGGAGCTGACGTGCCAGAGGGTCTGACGCTGTTCAACCAGCTCGATATCCAATTCCATAACACAAAGCCGCTGTTCCAGGTGAAGCAAACGGTGACCCAGTCGGTGACAAACAACACGGTCACCACCGTGGCGTTCGACACCGTGGTCTATGACAGCCACAGCGGCTTCAACAACATCACCGACACCTACACGGTGCAGGTGGCCGGCTGGTACTGGGTGTCGGTGCTGCTGGAGTACCAGACCAACAGCACCGGCATTCGCACCGTCAGGGTGAACCAGAACGGCACCGGCAGCAGTCTGCTCATTCACACCATGACCCCGAACGCCGCTGGCAACTCCGCTGGCTGCTACATGACGGGGCCGATCAAGTGTGCGATCGGTGACACCATCAAGATCGAGACGGTGCAAACGAGTGGCGGTGCCCTGGGAACTCAGGTGACGGGTGGCTACATCAACAGCTTCTCGTTGGATTGGATGCACCGATGAGCAGCCTGCTGGCACTGGCCACCGCCGCACAGATGGCGTTTGTTTCCAACCCACCGATGCTTCTGGTGAGTCAGACCGTCGCTCAGTCGGTCCCCAACAGCACGTTCACGACGATCACTCTCACCAACGTGATCTACGACAACTACAGCGGCTACAACACCGGCACCAGCCAGTACACCTTCCCGGTGAGTGGTTGGTACCGGGTCTCGTACACGGTTCAGTGGTCTGCCAACGCCACGCCGGCTCGCTTCGGTGGCACCGCCAACGGTGGCAGCGTCAACATGAACAACACCACCACCGCCAACGATCTGCCCACCGCGTCCGGTGTCACCAGCTCGGTGTCCATCAGTAGCGTCATCTCGGTCAACCAGGGGCTGACGGTGATCGACGTGCTCGGTGACCAGAACAGTGGTGCGGCATTGAACACCCAGGTGGGTACCTCTAACCTGACGGGCTACAACAGCTACCTCAGTGTACGCTGGATCAACCAGCTGACCCCGAACTAGGAGACCGCCATCGCCGTCAACCTCCCGGCCCCCGGTCAGGCGGCCATCAACGGGCTCCCCGGTAACACTGACGCGGTGAATGAGTCCGCGCAGATCAACCAGCTGCTGAGCACCGGCTCCATGAACGCGGTCTACCACTACGGTGCGTTCCTGGCGGCCACCGACGCCGGCAACCATCTGACCTTCGTTGACGGCGACAACACCATCGACTACAGCCAGCCGTTCGTGGCCAGCGGCACGAGCATGAGCCGCATCAAGCTGCCGCTTCAGGCCAATGGCAACGGAGCCGACGTGTTGATCAGCCTGTACCCGGACAACGGCAGTGGCAGTCCCAACACCTCGTCTGCGCCCCTGGCCGCGACCAGGCTGACGGCCGCCTATCTCGACCAGGTGTCGGCTCCCAACGGCCTGGAGAACGCCACCTCACCGCTGCAGACCACCCAGAACGCCACCTACTTCTGCACCGGCGGCGTCAACGTCAACAGCACCTGGTCCGGTGGTGGCAACTTCGTCGGCAACTCCTACGCCTACGACAATGGGTGGGCCATCTGGACCGGCGGCTCAGCGACCGGTACCACCAACTTCACCCTGGTCAACACCTCGCAGTATGTGGGCGGCACCGCCCCCATGAGCCCACCGATCAACCAGCCAGCGCTGACGTACTCGTCCAACTCCGGTGCGCTGGCTGTGGTCGGCACCGTTCTCGTGCAGACCGGCGGCTTGAGCACCCAGGCAACCAACACCGCTCAGACGACGGTCAACGCCGCCTCGTGGAACTCCGCGACCGGCGTCATCGGCTCCTGGTCTCTCCAGCAGCCACTGCCCGTCGCGCTGTGGGACCACGGAACGGCCGGCAACGCCGCCACCAGCAGCGTGTACGTCGTTGGTGGACTGCTCAGCGGTGGCACCACTCCTCAAACCAGCGTCTATTGGGCGTCGGTGCAGTCGAGTGGCCAGCTCACCCAGTGGAACACCGCCACCCCGCTGCCTACCGGGCTCGCTCTGCCGTTTGTGGCGTGCATCGCCGGCTGGCTCGTCGTTTGTGGCGGTCAGCTCAGCATCGGCAGCAACACCGGTTCCGGCTTCATGTACTACGCCAAGATCAACAGTGACGGTTCCTTGAGCTCTTGGCAAAATGGCTCCAGCATGGTCTACGGCATGACCCCACTGAGCCAGGGACAGAACCAGTGCACTCTCAGCAACGCGCTCTGTCTCATGGGCGGCAGCGATGGTTCCGGCACCAGCAGCAACAAGATGCAGGTGCTGACGGTTACCGCCGCTGACGGGCCGGCCACCGCCTGGACGGCCGCCGTTCTCGACTTCACGTATGAGTCGGCCTGGATACCGGTGTCTCTCGGAACCGGTGGCCAGTGGGCGGCAGTTGCGCTGTTCCCCGGTACTGGTGGTATTCAAGGCATCACTCGT